GATCGACACCGAATGGCTGAAACAGCTGGTGGCGGAACAGCTGGTCACGGTTCGGAACAAGCGCGGCTATGCCCACCAGGAATGGCAAAAGATGCGCGAACGCAACGAGGCGCTCGACACCCGCGTCTATGCGCGTGCCGCGGCATGGATCATGGGCGCCGATCGCTGGGACGAGGCGACCTGGCGGCGGCTGGAAGTGCAGGCCGGGGTGGAAACCCGACCGGCAACAGAACCGGTCACGCCGGTAGAACCAGCCGCACCCACCCCGCCCAAGGCAGGAACACCAACAACGCCACGGCGCAAACGCCGGGCTTACACACCGAACTTCATGAGGGACTGAGATGGATCTGGAACGGATGCGCGCGCTTTTGGCCACGCTGCAGGAGGCCCGTTATGCGGGCGTCCGCTCGGTCAGCTATGACGGCAAGACCATCACCTATGGTTCGGACGCGGAACTGGCCAACGCCATTGCTGATCTGGAAACCCGGATCGCCACGGCCACGACCGGCATGCCGCGCCGTCGGCGGTGGGGCACTGTGGCATCGAAGGGCCTGTGATCCATGGCTTTCGAGGCCTTTCGCCAGCGTATCGGCAGCATCATCGGCGGGTTCGATGCGGCACAGGCCCATCGGCGCCTTCGCGGGTTCCGGGCCAGCCGCGCACATGTGAACACGCTGATCGCAGCCTCCGGCGATACGATCACCGCCCGTGCGCGCTGGCTGGTCCGGAACAATGGCTATGCGGCAAACGCGGTTGAGAGTTTCGCCAGCAATGTCGTCGGCGATGGCATCAAGCCGTCGTCAACCATCGCCGACGCCGCCAAGAAGGAAGAGTTGCAGGCGCTATGGCTGGCGTGGACCGATGATGCCGATGCCGAGGGGCTGACCGATTTCTACGGGCTGCAGCGCCGGGCCGCACGCGAGGTATTCCTGTCAGGTGAAGTGTTCATTCGCATCCGGCCGCGTCGGGCCGAGGATGGTCTGACGGTACCACTGCAATTGCAGATGCTACCCGCCGAAATGCTGCCCTTGGACATGAACCGCACCCTGGCTGGGGCCGGGCTGATCCGGCAGGGCATCGAGTTCGACGGCATCGGTCGCCGTGTCGCATACCACTTCCTGCGCCGCCATCCGGGTGACCTGACCGACCCCGGCCTCGCAGGCGAAACCGTGCGCGTCCCGGCCGCAGACGTAATCCATGTCCTCGACCCGGTCGAGGCAGGCCAACTGCGCGGCGTGTCGCGGTTTGCAGCCGCCATCGTCAAGCTGTTCACGCTCGACCTTTATGACGACGCGGAACTCGAGCGGAAGAAGATCGCGGCGATGTTCGCGATGTTCATCACCTCGCCCGCCCCGGAAACGCCGCTGGAACCGACCGAGGAAGATCTGGAGGTTGAACCCGGCCAAGTCGTGCGGCTGGATCCGGGTGAAGATGTGTCGACGCCCGCAACGCCCGACTCAGGCGGCACCTATGAGCCGTTCCAGTATCGCACCCTGCTGCAAATCGCGGCCGCGCTAGGCGTGCCCTATGGCTACCTGACCGGTGACACGGCCAAGGGCAACTTCTCCAACACGCGGATCAGCCTGATCGAGTTCCGCCGCCGCATCTCCGCCTGGCAGCATGGCGTGCTGGTCTATCAGCTTTGCCGCGCCGTCTGGGTGCGCTGGATGGACACAGCCGTGTTGTCAGGCGCGCTGGATCTGCCGGGATACGACAGCCAGCGGCGGCAATATCAGGCCTGCGCTTGGCTCCCGACCAAATGGGACTGGATCGACCCGATGAAGGACGCCTCGGCCGAGATCCTGCAGATCGAGGCGGGCCTGAAATCCCGCACGCAAGCGCTGGCCGAGCGGGGCTACGACGCCGAACAGGTTGATCGTGAAATCGCCGCCGAACGGAAACGCGAACGCGATCTGGGCCTCGACTTCCGGCGGCCGGGGTCGCCCGCACAGGGGCCGGGCGAGGGCACAGCGAAAGATGCTGATCAGGACAGCGCCAAGGACGACGAGGCAGACGACACCGCCGATGAAAAACCCGACCCCAAGGAGGGCGCATGATGCACCACGCCCAGATCGCCCAGCGCGCCTTCAATACCCCCTTGATGGTGGACCCGGCCAAGGCGCTGGCGTTCCTGTCCGGGCTGGGCCCGCGCATCACCGGGCAGGAAATCACCTTCCAAGGGCTGGAGGTCGACACCGCGGATCAAGCATCTGCCACACTGCCCGCCCGCGCGTCTCTGTTCGGAAATGATCTCGCCCAGCGCCATCAGCGCAACGGAAGCCAGCCCTTCGCCATGATCGACGGCATCGCCGTCATCGAAATCGCCGGAACGTTGGTCCATCGCGGCGCATGGATCGGGCAATCCTCGGGCCTGACCTCCTACGAGGGGATTGCTGCTCAGCTGCAGGCCGCATTGGCCGATCCCGGCGTGCGGGGCATCGCACTCGACATCGACAGCTTCGGTGGCGAGGTGGCCGGGGCGTTCGATCTGGCTGATCGCATCCGTGCCGCCCGGGCGCAAAAGCCGGTCCACGCTTTTGTCGCCGAACATGCCCTGTCGGCTGGCTATGTCCTCGCCTCCCAGGCCGACCGCATCATCCTTCCGCGCACCGGTGCTGTCGGCAGCATCGGTGTTGTCGCGTTGCATACCGATATGAGCGGAGCGCTGGACCAGAAGGGCATCGCCGTCACGCTGATCCACGCGGGATCGCACAAGATCGACGCCAATCCGTATCAGCCGCTGCCCGAGGCTGTGCACGACCAGATGCAGCGCGAGCTGGAAGTGGTCCGCTTCCTCTTCGCGGAAACCGTCGCCGCCGGTCGTGGGGATCGCCTGACCCATGCCGCAGCTTTGGCCACCGAAGCCGCCGTCTTTCGCGGGGCCGAGGCCATTGTCGCCGGTCTGGCCGACGAACTTGCCGATCCCGTCACCGCCTTCCGCACCTTCGCCGCCGCGCCTCGCGGCACAACCTCCCCCAGCAGAAAGGGTCCACAGATGACCACCACGCCCACCGACGCACCGAACGCGGCGCCAGTTGCCGCCCCTCCCGCAGCAATGCCAGCGGTTTCGGCCGCACCAGTCACACCCGAACCGCCCGTGAACGCGGCAGCGCCCGTCACAACCACCATGACGGCAGACGCCATTCGCGCCGAGGCCGCCGAGGTAGCACAGGTTTGCGCGCAGGCTTCCCGGCTCGGCGTGCAGATCGACGCGGCAGACGCCGTCACGCGCGGGTTGAAACCCGAGGCTCTGCGCGCCCGCGTGCTGGCCGATCTTGCAGCCCGCAGCGATGCGGCTGGCATCATCGCCACTGCCCCAGCGGCAGCTGCTGCCAAAGACAGCCCGATCATCGCCGCGGCGAAAAAGGCTGCGACCGACGCCAAGCGCTGAACCAGCGCCCTCTTCCCCATCCCCCAACATATGGAGACTGACCAATGCCCGTCCTGACGGAACCGCCCAGCATGGGCGATGTCCTCAAATATGAGGTCAACCCGAACTATACCCGCGAGGTGATCACGCTGCTGATCGGCACCAACTATCCATCTGGTTCCGTGCTTGGCCGGATCACCGCCAGCGGCAAATACACGCTGTCGGCGGCAACCGGTGCCGATGGCGCGCAGGTCGCCGTCGCCGTGCTGCTCTATCCGGTGAACGCCACGCTGGCCGATGCAGTTGGCATCGTGGTTGCCCGTGGTCCCTCGATCGTGTCGCGTGCGGGCCTTGCCTACGAGGGCACGGTCAACGACGCGGCCAAGATCAACGCCAAGATCGCCCAACTCGCCGCCGTCGGCATCATCGCCCGCGACGGCGCCTGACGCCTGGCGTCAGCCCCCTTCCCCCTTCATCCCCCGGAGCACCCCATGACCCTTGTCCGCAATCCCTTTGACGCTGGCGGCTATTCGCTGGCCGAGATGACGCAGGCCATCAATATCCTGCCCAACCTCTACACCCGCCTTGGCCAGATCGGCCTCTTCCGCTTCGAAGGCGTCAGCCAGCGTTCGGTGATCATCGAACAATACGAGGGCGTGTTGAACCTGCTGCCCTCGGTTCCGCTGGGTGGTCCTGCCACGGTTGGCACCCGCGAGGGCCGCTCCATGCGGTCCCTCGCCCTGCCGTGGATCCCGCATGACGACGTCATTCTGCCCGGCGATATTCAGGGGCAACCCGCGCTGGGCGTCTTTGATGGCGCCGATCCGCTGGTCGAGGTGATGAACCGCAAACTGCAGCTGATGCGGCGCAAGCATGCCCAAACCCGCGAATACATGGAGATGAACGCCCTGCGCGGGATCGTGAAAGATGGCGCTGGCACCACCCTCTACAACTACTTCACCGAATTCGGCCTCGCGCAAATCTCGGTGGACTTCCTGCTCGGCACCGCAGGTACCCTCGTGCAGGCCAAGGTCCGCGAGGTCTTGCGTGCAATCGAAGACAACCTCCTCGGCGAAAGCATGTCGGATGTGCATGCCCTCGTCAGCCGGGAATTCTTCGACAAACTG